ACACTAGTGGGTAAAACTGCAAGTCCTACAGGTGCAAAGCTTTCTAAAGATAAAAAGTTTTTGATACTACCTAATGGAAAGATTATCAATCTTAGGACAGGTAAGGTTCAGGAAAGTATGTCAGGTCTAGAATTATTCAGAGGAGGTTTAATCTAATGGCAAAAATAATTGAAACAAACTTTGGTACATTAATTAATCCAAGCAGGGTTGCAAAAGGAAGTGCATCTAGTGTAGTAAAGCAGGGTGCATTCTATATATTTTCTCTTAGGATAAATGCTGATGATGTAAGAGAATATTCTTTTACTGATAGACAGAGAGCAGAGAATATGAGAAAGATTTTAATAAGTCATCTTGAGCAAGACATTGCTCGTAAAGCAAAGAGAGCCTAATGAAATATAACATGACAGAATTACTAGACCAATTAGTTGAGCATGAAGGTCTAGAGTTAGTACCTTATGAGGACAGTCTTGGGATTGATACTATAGGTATAGGTAGGAACTTAGAGCATAGAGGATTGACTGAAGTAGAGTTAGGTTATATAGGTAAAGATATATCAGACATATTTGAATGGGGTATTTCTAAAGAACAGGCATACTACTTAGCACAAAATGATATTAAAATAGTTGAGGAAGAGATTTGTAAAGCACATCCTTGTGTGATAGAATTAGACGAAGTTAGACAAAGAGTATTAATTGATATGGCATTTAATATTGGTGTACCTAGATTAAAAAAATTTGTTAAGATGTGGCAAGCCATACATGACAAAAACTTTGAAGAAGCAAAGGCTCAGATGCTAGATTCTCGTTGGGCGAATCAAGTAGGTAACAGGGCAGTGCGACTCTCTAATGCAATGGAATCAGGGGAGTGGGTATAATAATGTGGGGTGCGATTATAAGTGGTGTGACGAGCCTTGCTTCTTCTTATATGGAAGATAGAAAAGTAAAGTCAGAACACAAGGCAAAGGTAGAACAGGCAAGGGTTAATGCAGAAATTAACAGAATTGAAAAGGCAGCACAGTCAGACCAAGATTATGACCTTGAAGCCTTACGACAAACAAGATACAGTTGGAAAGATGAATATGTACTTGTCATCCTTACCCTACCTTTCATTGGCAGCTTCATCCCTGATATACAAGATTATGTTCTCAAAGGATGGGAATACATAAACAAAGCACCTGAGTGGTATCAGTGGAGTTTTATGGGAGCAGTGGCTGCTTCACTAGGAATCAGGTGGGCATTCAAGTTCTTCAGTGGCAAGAAGTGATTCTTCTTCATCAGGCATTTCATAGTGTATAGTATCTACATCTTCAGGTATATCATTAGTATCTAGAAGTTCATCAGGGAAAGCTTTTTCTGCTAACTCTAATACCTTTTCTAGTCCAATAATTTCCATTGCTTTTATAATCTCTTCCTCTAGTGAGTCAGTAGTTACCTCATCTGTATCTATATTGTTACCTCTAATTCTAGATAGTAACTCTAGTGCCTTTAATGCAGAGGTTGTTTGTCCTTGAGTTCTTGCAACGTCATACTGTCTTTCTATTTCATCAACAACATCAATACTAGTTGTCATATTGACAGTTAGTTCTTCTATTCTTTCTTGAATAGCAGTGTCTTGTAGTAATCTAGAACCTGTATTGTGAGCAGAGACTTCACTATATCCTGCATCCTTTGCAGCTCTTGTTGCATTTCTATGTAGGATATAGTTCTGACAAAACTTCTCGTGCTTTTCTTTAAGCAGCATTATCAATCATCTCATAGTAATATTTTTCTTTAGCCTTTAAAGAGTTCTTCCACACTTCAGAAACCAGTGTGTTAGTACCATGAACCTTGATAGACATGTCCATATTCTTATCATCAAATAGTTTCTCACAGTCCTGTGCCATTGCAAGTAACTCTCCTGTAGTCCAAAAGTATACATCATTGGTTTCAACCTTAAAGTATTTAGGTTTACCTGAAGTCTTTTCTTTTTTCATTTCTTCTGTTACTTCAGGAACTGAACAGTCAAAACCAAACAACTCAAAGTTTCTAAAGCCAAGTATGTGAGCAATGGATATGGTTCTCATGGCTGCACAAGTGCCACCTGATACCAATGTTTCTCCTTCTTCTATACCTGTATCCTTAGCAATTTTAAGTTTATCTTTGACAGTCTTATCTCTTAGTGCTTCAGAGTAGGCAGACCAACCTTTTATATTTGCACCTTTCTTTATAAGATATTTTGTAACTGAAGGGTCAGTCATTGAAGCCACAAGGAATATGGTATTTTTGTTTATCTTTTTAAATAAAGATTTTCTTACTACACCATGTGTGCTTATACCATCTATAGGTCTTGGGTCAAGTATAGAACAAATAAAAGGACTGATGCCATGCTCTAGTAATTTAGGATAGCTGTGCTTAACACAAAAGATTTTAGTGTTAGGTTCTCTTGCTTTCTTTTTTAGTAAGTTAAAGTCTGTGCTTGAACCACCTGAAACAATGAGGGCAGTTTCGTTATGTATTCTACCATGCTTCAACCAATTAAAATCCTTAATTAACTTTTTATTTTCTTTTATGTTTACAAATATTTCATCCTTTGGTCTTGAATCTTTAGGTGTAACAACAATAGGCATACGAGTAATGTGGTCAGGCAAAGGTTCAATACCTTCTTTATTAGCAACAAATGCAATATGAGTTCTACCACCACCTAATACTCTATCATTAGAAGGTAGTACTATCTTACCATAAGCTTCTATTTCTTTTATAAGTTTATTAACTCCCATGTTTTTTTCTATAGGTTGATTACCAAATTCATCCTTAGAAAAGAAGTCATCAAATACAAGTAGTGGAACTTTCTTTAGGTTAAGATAGTCAGCCTTTACAGTTTCATATGAATGACCTCCATCTATAAAGGCAAAGTCAACATTACGAGCTAACTTATTTTTCTTTAGTGTAATCTTAGAATCACCCTTGTAAAGTTTAAAGATAAACTCTTTACCTTTCTCTTTCATTTTTAATTTAAATTCTTTGAGTCTATTTTCTATAAGCTCTATAGTGTGATGCTTCTTGCTATTCATTTCTATGTCATCAGTAACTGCAGTTGCTTCTTCAAATAAGTCAAAGCCAAAGTATGTAAACCTGTCTGTGTATTCAAAGGCTGCAAGTGCCATCTCTATGGCTCTACCACCATTCCATGTACCTACTTCAGTAAGTGTCTTAGGTTTGTAGTGTCTTATAATATCTGCAAGTTGTCTATATCTTGGTAGCTTTACATCATGTGCAAGAGTATTCTTTTTATTCTTTAGATTACCTTTGTAGTGTATGAAGTATTCTGAAAGAGGTGACTGCATAAAAGCAGTAAGACCTTTGCAGTTTTCTGATAAGTTGTTGACTATCATACCATGTGCCTTGTAGATATTTAATAGTCTTTCAAATATAAAACCATCATGCCATTCTCTGTATGAAATAGTTTCACCTATTGTGTAACAACCTCTAAGGTCTGCAAGTATTGAGCAGGCATCATGGTATTGTAAATTAAAACCCATGAAACTTGTTTCACTGTAGTCAACATCTTTCCTACCTAGATGTACAAGACTTGCTTTGTTAGGTAACCACTTGTCAACTGAAGACTTATCAAGTCTCTTTGTAGTAACTGTATCTGCATCAAGCCATACTAACCACTGAGGTTCTTCAGGATTTGTATTTTCTTCCATCATCTTGAAGGCTCTATCAGTTAGGGCATAAACTTTATGACACCACTTGACTGCATCAAGTCTCCAATTATAAGGCATTGTTCCACCTTCTGTGCCATCATGCTTCTTCATCTTCTCACGATAGTCAAGCATTTCTTTTACATCATTAAGATGTATATATACAATGCTAGAAGAAGTAGGGTGGTCAATCTTTTTAATGTCGAAGTCATGATAGTAAGCATAGAGTTTAAAATGTTTTGGATTCCACTTGTCGACAACACTTTGAAGCATTTCTTTTGCATAGGTATTATATCCTTCCTCGCTGAAAGAAGTTACGAATGTGTACATATTAATTTTCCTTTGGTAATATTCTTGATTTGTATGATTTGTGCATGGTATCCCACTCACCTGCATAGTGAGCATCACATAGTCTCTTTGGCTTCCAACCTTCAAACCAAGGACCACCTGTAGTAAAGTGTACATTACATGGATTAATTGATTCGTCAGTCCATCCATCTAGGAAGTTCCACTTAGGATGAATAGACCCTATCTCATTATCATCTAACCAACTAAAGTTATGTAGCCATCTGCCTGACTGCTCATTAACATCCTTGATTGTAAGTCTTTTGTTGGCAGGGTGTTCGCAGTTCCATAGTATAAAGCTAGACCAATTCTTTCTATTATAATTAGTCTGTATCTGATTGTCCATTTTAAAAATTTCTTTAGGCTTGTACTCATGCTTAACAACAGAGACTGCATACTCATCAAACTGCCCATACTCTTCAAAGACTTCTGATATGTCTGCTCTTAGCAACATGTCGCAATCCATAAAAACAGCAAGACCTTTATGAAGATTAATAAAAGGTATTAAGAATCTTGTAAAGGTAAACTCGCTACTGAAAGGTCTCTTGTCTGAAGAGTCTATCTTCTGATGTTGTTCATCAAGGAAGTAAGTTCTTTTGTAGAGACCTGATAAACGTAGGGATGATTGTTCAAGGGGAATGATATCATATTTATGAGTATATTTTTCTATTGAAAATTTTAATACCTCAAAAGCAATATGTTCTTTAGGGTCATACCCTACGTATATAACAGGTCTTCTACTAGTAAACATTTTTTTTTACCACTTAAAAAATTGGTCAATTAAATTAAAGTGATTAGGCATAACAGTTGTTGCTCCATACTTTTCTTTTGCAATTTCTCTGTACTTGTTATACTTTTGAGTTGCAATTTCAGAAGCAGCTTCAAACTCTTTCCATGCAGACTTTAGGTCACCATACTTTAAGTCTTCCACTTCTTTTTGTTTAGCCTTTATTTCTTCTTCAAGTTTTTTAATCTTATCATCTGACATAGTATACTCCTTTCCATTACCAGAAGATTTCTTCTATAGGAATTATAATATATATTGAATAGTGAGTCAAGGACTTTTTAATAAAAGTATTCATCAGTATCACCAAGTCTTTTATTCTTTTCATTTTCTACTTGATAATACTCTGTACTTACTTTGAAGTCAGGCTTCAGTGGTTCTTCAGGTGTGAGGGAATTGTCATAGACTCTCATTCTGTTATTAGGATAGAGAGCATACTGACCATTTACAAGTTCAATTAGGTTGAAGGACTTGTGTTCTGTAGGAACTTCACTTGTACTGTAATCTATCTCATCTGCAAAAGGATGGTAGTTATCAAGAGTGCAAATATAAAATCCCTTGACAGTTCCAAAGTCATGTGTTAAAATTTCGTAGTCCATTGTGGAGATAAACTGTTTATGTATATTGACCACACCATAATCCA